TTCTCTAAGTTGTGCTCTGATTGAACCTAATCGCTCTCCAAGATCAGCCCCTGCGCCAACAGCAGCGTTTCGAAATCCACTAGAAGATAATCCTCCTGATCCCATTCCAGCAAATTGCTCTGCAAGATCTGGAATAGTCTGTTCCCTAAATTGTCTAAGTTCCGGAGCTGCAAATGCAGCATAATCTTGCGGTGTTGAACCAAGATTTCCACGATAGTAATCGGCTGCTTGACCAAATCCTCCTTTTGCTGCTCTTTCCCTTTCCTTTTGAATTTTTAATTGAGAAGGAGTGAGATTACTTATTTGTTCGTATTCCGGTTCTGATCCACTAAAAAGAGTGTCAAAAAATCCTGCCATATTAAGGCTCCTGTGTGTATTCGATGAAGGCCCATCCATTATTATAATTTTCATCCGAAGTAATTATTACATCTGTTGCAGTTAATCTGATCGTATCTGAATTTGAAAATACCGTAGCTAATAGAGTGGTTGAATTAGTTCCTGTTGCCCAAAGATCAATCAATGTAAAATTGGCATCAAATGTTATCCCATGTGGAAAAGTATTTGTCCCTGGCAATAAAGGACTGCAATTTATCACGATTCTCAAAACGCTCCTAAACTGTGGCGCTGTTCCATCTATCAATGCTGTCGCATTAGAAGGCACGAATTGTTGTCCGCTAAGCAACTCTTCATCGAGAAGGAATCCAATTGTTTTTGCATTCAACGAATTCGAGATTTCTTTTAATCTCTCAGTGAGAAATTGTCTTCCTTGTTCCCAATTTTCAGGAATAGCGTCATAGACTGCCACAAAACTTTCAAATTGAGCTGCTGAATCGGGATTCATAATGTGTCCGTTTTATTACCAATTGCCAACCAAAAACAATTCTGGGGAATTACACTTGTAACGATATTAAATCCCGAAGTACTCTGACCACTTGCAGCAACTGCTGATGCGGGATTACTTCCTGTAACTTGGATTATATAAATGGATGTAAATTTTCTTGGGAATGTTACTGGAGTTGATGTTCCCGATGTATTCTGACGCCCCCATTGAATCATTATATTTCCCGGAAGGAAACTATATCCTGAAACGCCTGCAATAGGATCTAAAATACCAGCGATTGGAATAGAATCCGCGGTATTATCCCTTGTATAATATAATTGAGATGGGCCACCAGATACTAAATTCGTTGCCCATAGAACAAAATCTCCTACTGCCGATACTGGTAAAACACTAATTGGAAATGTTGCCTTTAGATGCTTTCCCGTGTTTGGTCCAACATTGTTAAATGCAAAATGATCAAAACCGTAAATATTATTTGCTTGGGTGAAATTAGTCTTGATCTGTCCCTGAGAATTGCTTAACAGATCATTTGCATTTGGTATTCCTGGATTATACATCTATATTCCTATGGGTAATTGTTTACCGGCTTTTCTAATCCACATGATTTGGGAATCGATTTGTACATCGGACATTTGCGCATCTGTTGTCATTTGTAAGTTTGAGAAAGTCCATTGTGTCGTTAGAAATGCTCCTCGTGATGCACAAAATATCCTTTCCCAATTTTTGGTTGAATTTCTATCCACAACTACACTTGTGGGCAATCTATGATTGAAGAAACCATCCGGTTCAGTTCCTCCTGACCTCTGATTCTGAGGGAAAGTATTCACGGCTTGCGTATCGTTATAGTCAACAAATATTTTTAAAGTAATTTCCCCAAGTGTTGTATTATTTACCAATACATCTATGTACCCAAGTTGAATGTTTTCACCTTCTTCCAGGAAATTAAATTTCTTTGAGGTGATATTGAAATTATCTTTTACAAGAACTTGGGCTGTACCTAGATATGTGCCATTAGGAATGATAATTGGAATGTCAAATGCATCTGTTTCCAAATTATATCCATAGATAAATACATTATTTGGGTCAATTGTCTGCACCGCTACAATCATGCCGTTTAAAGCAAAGAAAGGATCTGTCGCGACAATATCTAGAATTTGAATTATCTGATTATCTTGAAGGTTATGATTCGGAATGTTGAGCTGAACAATTGTTGCGCCTCCAATGATATTATAAATATATAGGCTTACATCACTTGCAGCGTCAATATCAAGTAGTTCTACATACCCTTGCTGATTTCCTCCGATAATTGGAAGGAATAATTGGGGAATTGCTACCCATGGAACCTGTTGTGATTCCCAATAATCCGTTGGTACTTCTGTGAAACTTGCCCAAGTACGTCCAGATTGAGGTTGGAAAGTTCCAAGAGCGGTTAGTGAGTCTGTGAATATTGCCCATGAGTCATTTTCATAATTGTAGAGTAGTCTTCTGTTGGGATAGGTTCCGCTGTTTGTATTATCCGATTGGTAAGGATAAATCCAGTAGGCCAATTTGTTAAAAAAGTCCCTAATCCCGTAAACTCTTTGAGGACCAAAGGCATTATTATTAAAATAAAATACTAGGTCGGGTATCTTTACATCTATACGCTTGCTTGAGAAACTATCACATTCCACGATTCCTTTATCGCCAACACCTACAAGTGATGTGTCAAATTGGATTGCGCTAAATGTGCTTTCCGATCCAAGTTCTGTGTTTACCTGTTCTAATTGAAAGGGTGCTATAGATCTTCCTGTATATCTCAATTGCCAAGTGGATCTTTCGCAGAATATTACTAGATTATCCCTAACAAAACCAACTGAGGTAATCGCCTGAGATGTTGGTATATCACGAAATCCACCTTGTCCTCTGATATCATCTCTCCATGCCGTTGGATTTACGGCGGTAACAATAGGACTTGTGACGGTAAAAGGATTTCCTATTGCTGACCAACGAATACGTTGAGGATATTGGATTGATCCTGCAAGTGATGTGCCTTCCCAAGTGTTAAATGCTAGTAATCGTCCTCTAAAAGGAAGCAATGCAAGACATTGTTCTAGGAAATTTCCTGATGCATCAATTTGAGGAGCGAAATCTACCCAATTAGTCCCTGCGACACCATTTGTATAGCGAATAGGATCTCCAGTAGGCCCCGAAAAATTGGTCACCCAAAATATTTTGATATTCGCCATGTCAACCCAATAATCAGTACCCCAAAAAAAATTATAGTCAGTACCTGTCCAGGTGGTTCCTGGCAAATATTCCTCAAATCCTGAGCCAGAGTATTGGTAAGCATAAACTGTATCAAATGCAACAAGTTGTTCATTGTTTAGGTTATCTAACTCCTTTGAAAGCAATCCCATGACTGGAAGATTAGGATAATAATTTAAAGAAACACTTACAGTTCCTCCGCCGATAGTTGGCCTCGAAAAAATAAATGCACCAGTTCCCGTGATATAATTAAAAAAAGATCCTGGAGCGCCTATTCCTGTCGTTGAAAATGTTCCATCGCCATTATCGGTAAAAGTTGCAGCATCCGGTGCGCTGAAAGTGAATACAATGGAACCTGGTTGGATCGTAGCATTAGGTTGGCCAGTAATTCCTAAATTATTTACAAGAATATTAGTGACACCAAAAAATGTAAGTCCTGGAGGAAGTCCAATAAAAAATAAGAAATTGGTAAAAATTCTTCTTAGCCTTCCAAGTAATTGGTATCCTTGTTTTCTCCTAATAGTTTCCCTAAAAACGTAGGCATTAGTAAGAACTGGATAGGCATCATTTGGCAAGATGGAGTTAACTCGCGACTGAACTAATCCTGTTGTATTCCCTCGAATATAAAGAGGGGAATATCCTGCCATTAAATTAATTCCTTATTTGTTTTTTACATTTTGGAAAATTTTTTATAGTTTTATATTAATAAAAACCATTGTTGTAATTTCCAAAATTCTGATTCAATATATTTTCAGAAAAGATCGTGGTATTTCTTTGTCCGATTTCTTCTACAGCCTGACGCTCTAAAACGAGCGACTCTTGCCTAAGAAATCCCTCTTCAAGGTTTGCTACACCTTCCATATCCTGCCTTTCTCTTAGTATCTCCCTAGACGATCCATAAGCAATATATTGCCACCATTGTGTGACAATAGGATTATCTGTCGTACTCAAGAATTGCACAGGGGTAAGATAAGTCTCTACTTCTACACGGTGGATTTCTGATGGAATAGGTCTGATTGTAAATTCGTTGTTCCAGAATAATAGACAATAAGGTCTTCCAACGTCATACTGGGAAACCCATAAAGTTGCTTTTTGTCCTGCACCCGGAGTCAAACCCGCTAAGGAAAAATTAAGAGAAAACGTTGCTGTTTTATAATCGACTGTTCCTATATTTGTTATTACATTGTCACCTGGATTCATGGTATTTAAATTTTTCATGCCTGGATAATTTGTGTATTCTCCAGGAACAGAAACAGCTGGATTTGGCACTTGGACATTCATATTGCCATTTCCATCATCTGCGACGGAAATAGGATTTCCGAAATTGTCCATGACTCCAAGAGATATATTCTCATCGAGAATTGGGGTAGTTCCTGCGATAAAATTGAATTCTTGTGTTACTCCATCTCCAATGAATGGAGTGAATTTAGTGGGCCATCGCGGCCACATGCGGAAGAATTGATCTCTATCTTTATAGAAATATCCCTGTATTCCATTAAAATAGATCGGTTCCCTAATTCCTTGATTGTAGTTAATATTCAAAGGATATCTATCACGATATGGTTCTGTATAAAAAGTATAGACATCCCTCATTTGATCTAATTTTATCGCATAAGGGAAATCTTGATTATAAAATGTATTAACTGCCTGTGCGATTGTAAAAGAAGAAAGGGTTTGCTCACTAGGAGATGCTGTGAGTCTTCTAACTTTCATTTCAATCGCTGCATAGGTTGAGTTAGGTGGTACAAACATTAGTTAAACCCACATGGGATTATTTCATGAATTCTATCTTTTCCCTCTATGATACCTGTTCCTTGATTTGGACCGTCTGCTTTTGATCTGCGTGCTAATCCGCTTGAGTTTATTTCATTGATAAAACCCATGGGCAACTCGTATTCATACCCAGGTATTAGATGATAGACTTTTATTGGATCACCGGCCCATCTCATATATGGTTTTGTCAAGCGCTCATCACTACCACGATGATTTTGATAACGTCCCTTCACCATTCGGTTATCTTCTTTCTTCATCTTCTCGCATTCAGCTTTATTTTCAGGGGTCATATTTTTATTTTCTTTTTTTCTAACGGAATTGGCCATTTCTCTGATCAATCCGTGTTCTTCTCCCCACGTGGTTACCATTTTTACAAGCATGATTATTTCCTTTTTTTATGGGATAATCCCTTTAGAGTTTCTGCCAAGCGCACTTCTTTACCCAATTTTCCTTTAGCATGCTCATGAGCCTTAAGCTTTGATTCAGGGATTTTCTCACCCTTTTTGATGTGTAATTTCTCATGCAAAGCACCTTTTTTCATATGCGTGTCTTGTATCCATTTTTTATTCATTATTTCCCCTTATGATGCATCGCCATCTTATGAAGTTCTTTCATATGATGTTTCAAATGTTTCATGTGATGATCTGCTCCATGCATTTCTTCAGATTCATGTCTTCTAGAGGTCATAGATTGAGATTTGTTACTTTCTTTCCCTCTTTTCATACCTAGATATTCATCCATTCTCTTTGATTTAGTTTGTTTTTTCATCAATTCCCCTGATAGTTAACAATGCCTTGAAAAGGCACCTGTAAGGTAAAGTTTGAATATTGCAAATTTTTTGATCCGTATGGTGCTATTTGGGCCACTTGTAAGGGATTTGACGGAACCATAAAAGGATCAAAGTTTGTTGAATCGATATTCACCGTAAAAACATTTGAATTTATTCCAATTATCTGAGCAAATTTATCATTTAATTGCTGCATTCCGTAATTTTGAGGAATCACAAAATATATATTCATCCCAACAAAATAAGTGTTCTCAATGCTATTGGTAAATGTGACCAACATAGGATTGCTATTAGTGATCGAAACCACTAATAGCGTTCCTGGAGTTACTGGGGTCGGGGGTAAATATATATTATTACCATTCATTACATGTTTTCCATGTGGTAGCACTGCCAGATAATGGTATCTAAATTAGAACCTGCCGGAGATTGAGCTCCTCCTGCCAGATACATATATGGAGTTATTTGAGCTGTATGGAAAGGGGCTTGCAAGAAATTATATCCTGTCTGAACCATAGTAACAGGATTATATTGTGTGCTTTGACCAGCTGGTGCCAATGTAGCAAACAATTGCGCAGTTGGAGACAATGTAGAAGCAGGGAAAGCAAATGCGTTGAATGCACTTGAATTAATATTAACTGTCAGGTTATATGCCCCAATATTTCCACTTGCTGCAACGGCATTTACAGCGATTATAGTTCCTGTCAACCCATTTATGTTAGTCATACCAAAAGATGGAGGTACGCTAAAATAGATCTCTTGACCAACTACATAGAAAGGGGATGGGTCTACTGATGTTGTAACCACAGCATTTAATGCCTGAGAAATATTTGTGATATATAAATATTGAGGAGCAACAGCATATGAATTGGAAATCAATCTTGTATTTCCAGCTGTGCCAGCAGTAGCAAAACCATTAGACGCAGTTGCTGGCAATCCCAATAGAGTATATCCAGATCCTGAAACAGAAGATATTTGGAAATCCATACCCCCAATTTGAAGCATTCCTGTTGTGTTGTACAATCTCAAAATATTACCATTGGAATAGGTATTAGTTTGAGTCACAACCGCCGGATTAGCTGCTGTAATCCCCGTAATAGCATTTAAATTTACTGCACCCACCGTTGGATACTGAGTCACGTAAGTGAATCCAGCAGATGCCCCGGGTGTGGTTGAAGAAAATAAAGCCTTATTTATCACATTTGAGGCAACCTTAAATTCTTTTATGCCATCATTAGATGCGCTGATTCCGTTAAACCATTCACCACCAACACAAACTGTACCTTGCAGGTTCATTTGTGTGTAATTGATTGTTCTAAAATAGGTTGCTCCTTGTGGGGTAGGAATAATAATTCCAACTCCTGTGGAAACAAAACTACCTTGAGTTGCTATCGTAAAAGCCATGATCTCCCTCCTTATGCTGGCATTGCGGTTACATTTAGGCCTGAGATCCAGTTTTGGTTTGTTATTGCTCTTGCAATAGCAAATTTAGCGTATAGCTGACTATTTTGTGCGACTGATGACACAATAATTGGAGGTCTATATCCAAGTACCGCTGTGTAATTATTTTGCTCAATTTTAGCAGCTGCCTCCAAACCATACATTGGCAATGGATAAACATTTTGCCCAAGCAATGATGCATTAGGAATTAATGCACCTTTAGATGATACGAAACAACGAAACCGACTAACCTGACAATATTCTTCCGGCCTCAACCCTTCTTGATGTGGATAATTTACTTTTAGAACAACTCCATCAACATCTTGTAGAGATTGCGTAATGTCTGTATTTGCCAACATAATGAAAGCGTCTCGTGTGGGAGCTGTCGAAAACCTAAGATCAGCATCTATGCTCTCAAGCATAGTACGAGCATCATTACCTAATAATATGCGCTCAATGTTGTTAACATCTTCTCTAGATATGTTTGAGGGCTGATCTCCATTTCCACCCCCTACAGCATTGATGTAAGTAACGGAGGATGTATATAGATCGCGCATTAATAGATCTTCTTTTTCTCTCAGCCATTGTCCGCAAAGGGCAGTAAATTTGGTTAATACTTTGTCGTTTTCATAGAGCGTACTACACTATTACTTTCAGAGCTTTCGACTCGCTCTTACTGACCACATTGTTTAATCGTCTCGCAGGACGTTTTATTGTGGCGGGGATGGTACTTCGACCTTCCCTCTCATAGTTTCCTATGAGATTAGACTATCGCATCCCTCATTAAAAAATAATGAGAGCCCTCTCACTTAGTCGTTGCGGCTGAATTCTAATTATGTTATAAACGTGTGTACTGTCATTAACAAAGGATTTATTATGACTCTTTCTAAATACACACGAAAGGAATATAGAATTGAAGATATTTGCTATCTTGCAGGCATTGTCGATGGTGAAGGAAGTCTTTATATTGGAAATTTTAGCTGCAATAAAAAGACTGGCGTTCCTCATTATCAAACCAATTTGGCTATTGCCAATACTGAAAAAGGCCTTATCGAATGGCTTGTTTCCGTTTTTGGTGGAATGATGAGAGAATATACTCCTAAACAAACTCCTAAAAATTCTAGAAAGAAAGTTTATAGTTGGACTACTTCTGGGGAACGTCTCACACATATTTGTGAACTTATTCATCCCTATTCTACTATAAAGAAAAGAGAGATTGAAATAATGCTTGCAATGAGAGAAACATACGAACCTCTCAATACAAAGAAAGGAATTCAAGGAACTAGAGCTCTTCCAGAGTCTGTCCTTATATTCCGTAAACAATGTTTTGATGAGCTTCGAAGTCTTCATAATCGTAAGGGCCCTTTAACTTAATTAAAAATCTTGCCTCTGGTTACCATAGCATGCCTAAGCAGCTAACAGGCTTTCCAAGTTATTCAGAGTGGGTTTAAAGCAGGCTACGCGTTGGATTTTCTCCTTGACCTGCTCGTTGATCACAACAGTTTTTGCATATATCTCCATCGTCGCATCAACATCTGATCTAACCACAATTTCAGGGGCAGGGTCGATTCCTGAACCATCCAATTGACCACCATCTGTAGAAAGCCTTTCATATCTACTCATACGAGTAGTTTTACCAATATGAGCTTCTGCAAAGTGCAGATCGCAACCAAAACTGTGAATTAGGTTAAACATTGGGGTTGACAATAAGTCTTCAGAGAACTGCAAAGGCAGTTCTGGAGCCATATTATTAATATTTGTTATTCCTGTCGCCAAGGGAAACACCTCGTAGAATAAGTGTAGATAAACCTTGTTATTGATGAGATAACTAAAATCAATCAGTACACTGGTCGAGGTGTGATTCAGCCGGGACTATATATGTCCAAGAAGTTATAAATTAAAAATATGCTTATATTTATTTTTGAACAAGTGAAATGTAAAGCCGCTTTACATTTCAAAATTATTAGCGAAATTTAGATTGTATCATGCACCTTTGATGGTCCGTTGCATTCTAATCCAATTTTCTGCTCTCCTTTTCTCATCTAAAAACCGCGGAGCTTCATCTCCTGTTGGTGCAACTCCCGGAACTGAAATCGATTGAGGCTTATTCATGTTTCTATCTGCCTTTCCCATGTCTTTTTTACTATCTGCGTTAGGCACGAAACGTTTGATTGCTTTATAAAGTGCTGCCCATTTATTGAAATTATCTGGCAAATTCTTATAGGGTTCAGCAACTTCCGGATAGTGATATTGGAGATAATCTAGATTTTCTTCCGTTACAACCGATTCAAAGTCTTTGTGCTCAGAAATAAGCCTTTCGGGCATTTCAGATTTTTCCTTATTTAATCTGTTAATTTCATATTGCTTCTCACGAGCCTCTAATGCTGCATCTACTTTTTTTTGTATGCGATCGTCTTCTGATAAATCTTCACTTGAATTATTTTGAGGAGAATGATTGTTTTTATTTAGAGCCGATTCTAATGCGGCTTGTAAGGCTTGTGCCTTGGCTTTTTCTTCAGCTGCGATTTTTTCAGCTGCAAGCCTTTGTTTTCTTTCTTTTTCTTTTTGTTCCCTAAATGCCTTCCAATTTCTTTCTTGCGGATTTTCTGGAAAAACATTATCTTTTGATTGAACAGATTCTGTTTTTTCCGATTCTTTAGTTTCTGATATTTGTGGTTCCATAAACTCCTATGAATGATAATCAAGAATTAATAATTGACAAAGAAAGAGTCCAAAATGACTTTCAACATTATCGTAATGTGCTTTCTTTTTTAGGTTCAAATCTTCCTATACAAGCTTTGTGTCTTCCAAAAGTAATTGAGAATGCTTTACTCGCTGATGATTGTATTAGGGTTTGCGATCTTATCAATCGAGACTTGTCCAAAATCAAGGGGATGGGAAAGACTAGGATTGACATTTTGAGAGTTAGCCTTGATGAGTTCTTCACGATTGGCATTTAGGTATTCGATCTCTGATAAAATATTTGTCTTGCTTTGTTCTCGGATATGCTCCCAGAATTTAAATGCGAAAAATGCATCGCACCATCCTTTCATTCTTCTGAATTTCTTATCAACAGTTGTAATTTGTGAAAGCTCGGCCATGGTTGCAGGGTTAGGTAATATCCACAGCACTTTTGTAAATCTGTCTTGTGCTTTATTATAGAGAAAAACTGATTGATTGGGACGAGGTGATGGCAAATAAAGCATCGCGAAGAATTTTCTTCGTTGAAGGTTTTTCAATATCATGTCAGATGCAATAACATAACCTACACAATATTCTGACTCATCAAATATCTCTTTGTGCCTATGGGCGCAAATCATTAACTCTCGTCCAATGTCTTCTGTAAGAGCCATTGCGACTTCCATGCTCTTATAGATCGTTCGATCAGCTGATGCTTTAAGAGATAATTGTCCTGCCGTTTGTCTTTTTTTCATTTTTCATTTTCCGAAATAATGTCAATTAATGTTTATAAATATTTTAGACTAAATTGTCTATTAAAGTTAATTTTAGTATAAATAAGTTAACATAATAACATATTATCAGTCGTTTCCCATATTCTTTTGATTGATGAAAATAAATCCTAAAATGTCAGACAAATTACAAAGATAAGCCTCTTTCATTTTTTCTCCATGTAGATCGTTTCCTAGACCATTATTGTCTAAATCTGTTTTGAATACGTTTATTGACACACGAATTGTCATTGCTTGACCTTCAGTCAGTGTATGTCCATTAATGGTTATTAATGGTTCTTTAATATGGTTAGTCAATGTCGTGAACCCTTTTCATCATTTCAGCTAGTTGGATTGTCCATTCTGTTACTTTGTGACAATGTAAAGCTGATTTACATTGCGGATACGTCATTTCTGCGTATCTCATTGCATTTCTGCATCTGACCGCTTTACCCTCTCAGGGTGACTATTAAAGAATTTGATTAATTCTTCTTTCATATCTTGCCCCTTGTTGTCCGTCCTCTTCTAAGTCTTGTCTTTAACCACACTAATGATCTTCTCTGTTAATCTTATTCTGAGTTGTCTTTCGCTTATTTGGTTGGATAGGATTAAAATCAGATCCTTCTGTCAAGATCATATTTTCACTCGGCTTGTGCATGTTGTATCTCATCTCCCACCATTTGTTGGGAACTGCACGCCCTTTTCCTTTCATTGGCACAGAGTCTGTTATACCGTGATCATCATGATGCACTTTTGGTCCTTCCAGTTTTTCTTTCCCAAACGGACTATGACCAAGTGCATTTTTACCCGGATCTTTAAATCTCATAATTTTTTCCTATTTTTTTCATTGCCGGATGTCGGAATCGAACCGCACCTTTTGTTCTAGAACAAACGAGCTCACCATTACTCCAGTCCGGCGTTTTTATTCGTATTTCATTTTATGACTTTTCATGTAGTTTGCAAGGCCTGATGTCATCTTATCTAGAGACTTCGGATTTCCAAATTCTGTAGCGTATTTCATGCCGCAACAGGGATTAAGTTGACCTTCATCTCTTTCAAATTCATTCATTGGCATTTTTGCATTTCTCATCCCACCGTGATTAGCGGAAGAATCGTTCTTTTCGCGTTTTTTCATAATTGAACTCCTGCTGTTTGCCCTAGCAGTGCTGGCTGCATGGGTTGGTTTCGTGCCTTTACTATTTCAGCTAATTCTAAGCTAGACCGGAAATTAGCTAAATCCATATCTTCTAATTGTATCATCATTTTTACAAGATCATAGTCGGCTTGAAGTTTTTTGTGTTCAGATTCAGATTCAATTTGACCGATTTTAGCAGTCCTTTCTTGAGCTGATGCCATCTTATCTTTTTCTTGTGCCATTACGTTTCTCATCTGCGCATATTTATACATTATTTCGACTTTATCTTTTTGTTGTTGTACTTCCGCTTGTGCTTGTTGCATCTTTTGCTGCTGTTGTGTCGATTCTTCCATGTCTCTTATGACTTGTTCTTTATTTGTGATAAACGCTGCTCGAATAATTGTTTTGTCTGCAATTGGCAATCCAAGCTCTTTAAAATGCAAAAGTTGCTGTAATTCGGTCTGACGTTGAGATGCAGAATAATTACCCTCTTCGACTGCTATAGAATATTTAAGGGAATGAGAAGTGAAGAAATTTGGCTGAGGCTCTCTTCCAAGAATTCTAGCAATTTTTCCCTTGCTAAAGTTTTTGCGTATAGCTTGAAGTCTAATTTTTGCATATAATCTTTGAGAATAGTCGAGTTTATCGAAGATCGTTTGAAGAGTGGTTAGACCAGCTCCTTGACGTAGCATAGACAGTATTCCCGATTTATCATCAGTTGCAGCACCAAGCAATTCTTCGTTAACTCCAGAAATCTTTGAAATGTCATCTGAAAGCATTGTAGCTAATTCCATCATGCTAGATGGGATAGAGGGTGCTTCAATTCTTTGTATTTCCGAGGCGGATCTTCCGGCTTTGATTGGTATGACAAATCCCTGACCTGATTGTCTAAAAGCTTTAGGATCGGGAACAACATCAACTGGATAAATCCATCCTGAGTTTACCTGAGACCTCAAAATATCCTCCATGATCACCACGCGAGCATTATATAGATATTGACTATCTCTCAAATTTCGGATTATTCCTTGAATCCTCCATTGATAGCTCTGGATATCAGGTTCGTGGTAAGTTATGCACGGGATCATGGGATAGGAATCAATCGAAAGAAGATTAGGACCATGATAAAGTTCTCTATCTCCTAAAGAAATACCCAGTTTTACAGTAGGAATCTGCATCTTCTTTACTTTTAGCCAAGGCTGTTGCGCAAGTGTTCTTTCCATCATGTCTTCTGGGTCATCTTCTTCTTGTTCCCATTCGATGGATTCACCTGATTTTGGATCTATTATCATTGTGGCTTCGCGTGAGGTGCGATAATGGAATTCGTCGTACGGATAAAGAGCATTTGTATTGAGATTGATAAGTTCGGCTTGCAAAGGAAATCTTCCATCCTTCATACCGCTTGGACGCATTTTCTTTATTTCTTCTCTTTGCCCTGGCAATAAAGCCATTGCTTGTTGCTTGCTAACCCATCTTCTTCGCCAAGCGAAATTCAGATCGGAAAAATCCATTTTTCTCCAATAAGGATCTAGCAAAATATTGAAAATTGCGACCTGATCAGTAAAAAGATCACCATTTATAGGATCTAGAGTATAGTCAGGATACATATGCAGGATATTTAGACCAGTGTCAACAGCTCCCTCAAATGATTGAGAGAAATATTCATGAAATCCATCTCGGTTGTCGCACCATTTGAGACATTCCGAATAGTCGTCCGAAAGGGCGTCATCATGATGTAGGGGAATTGTAATTGAAGATTTTCTGTTTTTCCTTTGAAATCCACATATCATATTGGATTGTCTACGGATCAAGTTGAAGAAGAAACGCCTTGCCTGAAAGTACTGGTTATCTCCATAGATCATAGACCAAAGAGATTGGTCTCCTGCTTTGAATCTTTTGTCTATTGCTGCTTGAACCCACAATGCAGCATTGGCTGGATATGAAGATTGGTAATAATGATCTTTCATTTTCTTGAGGTCTTTAGCTGAAACATCGTCAGGATCTATGTAACCTATTCCTGCGCTTCCATTATCGTAAGAACCCATTATTACCTCTTTTTATTATTCACTTTCATACGTATCCCCCTCCACCAAATCCGGAAAAATGATGCATATCTTCACCGTATATTTTTCGTCTCATCTGTTCAACAGTCAGATTTTCATCTGGATGTCCAAAAACCCCATATGGAAATGCACTGTAACAAGCATATCTTAATGCATCTAGAATATGATCTTGAACCTTCAAAGGCTTATCTTCTCCCCTGTCGGCAGCTTTTGGACACCATGCATAACTTTGAATATGTTCAAGAAGATTTCTGCAAGATTTATGGATCACAATGTTTTTATTAGATATAAATTTAGAGGTTATCTTAATCCCTTGTAAAACATCATTCTTAGCATCAAGTACCGGCATATCTATTTGTTGCAATGCAATCTTTAAACTGGCTGCTGCTGGATCTACATATATGGCAGAGACATTTCTTGGGCCTATGAAGTTTTTTATGTCTTCTGCAAGTTCATCATCTGCTTTAGATCTTCCCATTTTTGCAGAATCATAATAATATTCTTCTTCAATTCTTATTTGCGGCCAAAGATTAGGGGTAATAGCACATAAAACAGCGGCTGTAGCATTTGTGGTTCCATAGTCAATTCCTACAATATAATAATTTGGGTTTGATTTAGGTATTTCATATGTGTTAAGGTCGTCAAATCCATCATATATAAGACCATGGGCAACCGCCCATTCTCCCAAGATATACCGCTTATACCACATTCCAGTATACTCTTTTTTCAAATCATTCTTATACTTTTCTTCGAGGCTGGGATTATCATCAAGTTGAAAGCTCCAATAAACCAAATCAAGCTCATGAGATCTATCGATATATTCTTTTTTGAGCCAATGTGCAGGCCCTTCCGGGTTACATGTGGCTATTAACTGTGCTTTTGGAATACTCAATCGAGAAAGTAACATTCTCCAAAAAGGAGCTGGAATGCAAGTGGCTTCATCTACATAAGCTGCGGCTAAGGTTGATCCTTGTATTCTTCGCACCGCGCTTTCATCGTGTGCGCCAACAAAGTATACGTTTCTTCCATATAATTTCGTTTCTGTTGTTTTGGAGGTAGGCGGGGAAAATCCCAAGAATTTATAAAGCTCACCGAGAACATTGCGCTGAATTGTATCACGGTTAACACCTATAATCATAACTGCCCCAGGAGGGCCATTCTTTAGGAGATCAATGAATTTTAAGATTGAGCTATAAGTTTTACCTGATCTAACAGCACCCACCCAGATATTAATTCTGTTATTAGCATTTTTAAAGCTAGTTATCTGTTTCTGACTTAGTGACATTTATCTCATTTTCATCGTTAGAGTTATATATCTCATCTATTTTGAAAATAATTTTATCTTCAAAACCTGGCAATCTTTTTAATCCTTCTAATATTTCATCTAACATTTCTTTATTAATAGCTGCATCTTGGTTTAATGCAGATTTTTGATTTAATCTCAACTCACCGAGCCTCAAAAGTAAAGGAACATTACCCCCAAGTGCCTTAATATATTGAGTATATAATATTTTTCCATTACCGGACTCATATGATTTAGGAGAGTAATCCCCAAAACTACAATCATATTCTTTTATAAATCTATCATAGAAACGATCTAAACTAATATTGCATTCATGTGCAATCATTTTTGCAGTACATCCAGCTTCCATTTTTAATAGGACTATTTCCCAATTTATTGGTTTTTCTGGTCTAGCCATAAATAAATTCCATTTTTTTGAATTGACATATCACGACGTTCACTCGAATACATCAGTTAAGCCTATAATACAATTGTATGTTGGCAATTGGGGCATGTAAACGTAGTATCGTCTTTGTTTTTCTTGCTTTTCTTTTGGGGCTTCTCATCAATGAGATCTTCGATTTCGAAGCCACATGTAATCAAATCTTGCATCTCCCACATGTTAGCCAGCATATCAAAGTCAAATTCGCCAGATGTCTTATTGTCCTTGATCATGCGCTGATGCATGACCTTATCATCAAGGTCATAACTAACATGGCAGCGTATTTTTTTCCAACCCAATTTTTTAGCTGCACGCACTCTTTGATGTCCGGCATATACCTTATATATGGTACTTTTTGTATCCATATTAACACAAACCGGCCTTGCATGCAGATATAGAGGATCATCCCTCAAACTATTTATGAGGATATCCATTTGATCTTTTGTGATTGTGCGAGGATTTTTATCTGACAAAATTAGTTTTGTGATTGGAATATCTTCAATGGACATTTGAGGATAGGCGCATAAAGGGGTGTTTTGTAGGGGTAACTCGAATTGTTCGGGTTTCTTAGTCATTCCACTCTACAACTGTGTAAGATTTTTGCATTGCGGATACATTAGCATTATTGATGTCTATTTGTGTTTGCACATCTTGTCTGAGTTTTTCGACGTCTTTTGACATAATAGCCAGTCGAACAAGATAAAGCTGTCTGGACAAAAAAAAACCAAGCAAGAAAGCGAGTAGACTGCAAATTATTGTCATGATAATTTCCTCTTTTCTAAGAAGTTAAGGATATCATCCTCAAGCAGGATGTGGGAACATCGTACGCGCTTTGAGTGAAGCAATCCTTTTCGAATAGCATAATACAAAGCCTGTTTTCCAACCCTAAAAACTTCGCTTGCAGATCTTATGTCATAAGTTCCCTTTTCGATGTCATAGAGAGGATAACCGTTTATTTTAGATCTAGCCCTATCCCATTTGTGATTTGCATACTCATCTAAGTGCTTTTTTGACAAAAAATATTGACTTCCATTTTTCTCAAACTTTACTTTATTTTCTTTAATTGCTCGATAAATGGCGGCTTTTGTGATCGATAGATAGTGACTAGATTGAGAAATGTTTAGAAGAGTTGACATGTTTTCACGAGTGATTTTAAGATCAATTTATCAAATAATTTATTTTTTGCGAAATCTTTTTATTTTTATTTGATTAAATCACCCCATGCACTATAGTACATGGTATAAGATCAAAAACCAAACACTCGGAGCAATAAGATGGAAAATTGGAAAACTCACAAATTAAACCCCATTTGGAAGAGATACAATGATCATTTCAACGAAGGAGCAGAAGGGTACAATCCTCATGACAAATATCAACAGACAACTGAAAATAAAAAACAAATATTTAACAGGCAAATGACGGTATTTGAGGCAAGAGATATGTTATCCAAATTAGAATCATCCCTTCCAAAACACACCGATGAAAATAAAATTAAAGGTTGCAAGGATTGTATAGATATTTTGAAAACACACCTCGAACAGGTTTTATAAATGAAAATAAAAGTGAGCCATGAAAGAAATTATGGGATAGACATGTTCTATCCCCAAGATGAATGGACACTATCTCTCATGAAGATATTTCGTCCACCATCCGTAAAAGTCAAGAGTCTGTCAAAAAGACAAATGGAAGGGTTGAAAGATTTGGGATTTGAGATTGAAATTACACCTTTTAAACTAGGATAAAATATGACGATTTCAGACAGTCAAATCAAAGCTAAAGCATTCATCGCGGAAAAGAAAAGAGTATTTAAAGGAATAGAGCCTGAAGATATATTGGCATATTGCTCAGATGGAGTTTGGGAAAGAACTCTATGGAAAAATCCTGATGGAAAATTTGGTTGGGGTAAATGGGAAAGAATCAGATTTCACATGTGAAATCAGCAATCTCTTGAAGATATTTACTAATAATTATATCTTCCATATATTTCATTCTTTCTTCCATTTCATCAATTGACATGTGTTGAAAATCTTTTGGTGGAAATCTAGCATCAAATTCTATCTTATCTGACATGAGATTATATGTATCGTTCATTATTTTTTTATCCATGGTACCTGTAAAATAAAATCTAATAATTCATCATTAGAAATACAAAAGAACGAATCGGTCATTTTTTTTTTCTATTCATCATCTTATCACACTTCTCAATCTTTTTATCTCTAGGAACATCCTTCTTGACCAATGTATTCATCATTTTGTCTATCTTTTTTTTGTCTTTTTTGATGAGTTTATCCATGATAAATTTCCTTAAAATAAGTTTACGTTTTAATTATCTTTTGGGGTAAATTCATTTTTTCAATATATCCCTTCTTTCTTGGCTTTTTCTATTTTTAATTCATCAAACAATATAACCCTTTCAATATCCAATATGGTGCAATCGATAGACTCGAAAGCTTCTAGAAGATGGTATTTGAATTTTTCGATAGAATATTCATTGGCTGATGTATAAACGATTGTTTCCTTTGTTGCAATCTCTCCACAATCAAAATCGAGTTTTTTCATAAGT